AATTATCCTGACCAACATAAGATCTTTAATGATTATAATTGGCAAGAATGGTTTATTCAAGCTAAAACTTTTGCTCAAAATGAAACTAACAATTTCGATTATTATTATAAACGAGTACGTAAATTTTCTATGTTAAGATATTTGCAGAAAAAAGGATATGATGTTACTAAAATTTATAATTTTAATTTAAAAGAGTCAAAAGCAATTGAAGAAGAAGAAACAAAATTTGATAAAATGTCTATGCAAGACATTGTAGATATAATAGAATCAGAACTTGTAACAATTCCGTCAATGGAATTTTGTGTAAACACATTAACAAAAGATGTTAAAGCGGGGGATGGTTTAAATAATTTAATAGATGAATTAATGGAAGCCCCTAACGTGGGTGTACCATTACAATCTCCAGTTCTTACTACAGCATGTAGAGGAATGCGTCTTGGTTGCCTTTATATGAGATCTGGAACTACTGGTTCTGGTAAGAGTAGATTATCGGTGGGTGATGCTTGTAAAATTTCTGTACCTTATTTCTTTAATATTGAAAAAAATAAATGGGAGCATACAGGATTTGCAGAGCCAACTGTATATATTACTACAGAATTACCAGTAGATGAAATACAAACTATCATAGTAGCTACCGTAAGTGGAGTAAATGAAGAACATATTTTATACGGTAAGTATGAAGAAGGAGAACTTGAAAGAGTTCATCAAGCAAATATTTATATAGATGAAAGTCCTTTATTTATATCTCATATACCTGATTTTTCTATAGAGGATATTAAAAATATTGTAAAAAGATATAAACGTGAAATGCATGTAAATTATTTTTTCTTTGATTATATTCAAACATCATTACGTTTAATGTCAGAAATAGGAACAAAATCTCGTATGTCTGGATTAAAAGAGCATCAACTTTTACTTGTATTCGCTACAGAATTAAAGACAATCTGTCAACAATTAAATGTATTTATTATGACAGGAAGTCAGTTAAATGGAGAAGCTAATTTAGCACCTATAAAGGATCAAAATTTATTAGCCGGTAGTAAGGCACTTGCGAATAAACTTGATTTGGGATGTATAAATTCAAAGCCAACTAGTAATGAGCTAAAGAAAGTAGAGAGTATATTACAAAAATCTTTTATGATAGGAAAACATACACCTAACTCTACAACGTGGATTTATAAAATAAGACGAGGTAAATTATGCTCTGTTATTATTTGGTCTTATGTAGATTTAGGAACTATGAGAATACATGATTTATTTGTTACTAACAATGATTTTGTTTTACAAAACGTTGACTTAGCGAATGTAGAGCATGTAGAAAAAGTTATTGAGACTAATTCTATTGCAATGAAAGATGTACCTGATGTATCTTTGGAAACTTTAGAAGTACCTACGGTAGAAAAGGCAGAAGAATTGGTAGTAGATAAAATAAAAGAAGATGTACCGATTATTGTAGGAAATAGAATTACAAATTGGTAGGTGAGATATGGCTGACTTTGCATCAAATTATTTAGATAAAGATGTTATTTTAGAAACTTTAATCGAACAAGATATTATTAATATTGTAAGAGATTTAGGCTCAGGTATGCCAAGAAGAGATAGTAAGGGTAATTTAGTTTTTCAAACTATATGCCACAATATTCCAAATACAAAGAATTCATGGAAATTATATTATTACTTTCCAGATAAAGAACATAAATATGGAAATTTCTTCTGCTATTCTAAATGCCATGATTCTTTTAATATTATAGAGTTATGTATACGAGCAAAAAGAACTCAAGGAGTAACTTTCACTTGGTATCAAGCTTTACATTATATTGCTCGATTAAGTAATAAATTAGATTGTAAGATTTCAAATTTACCAGAACAGAAACAATTAACTAATCCAGATTTTGAATGGATAAATAAGCTTAATAGTTTATCTATAAAATCTATTACAATACCTGAATTTAAACCCTTAAATGAAGAATTACTAGAAATTTTTTGTTATGTTCCACATGAGACGTGGCTTAAAGACCACATTAGTAGAGAAGCTATGAGTAGATATGAAATATCATATTATGGCTTAAATAATAGCATTATTATTCCACACAGAGACAGACATAACCAACTTATAGGTGTACGTCAGAGATTTCTCGACGCAGAAGATGTAGAGACTCTTGGAAAATATATGCCATTACAATTAAATGGAAAATTTCTAGCACATTCTTTGGGTAACAATTTATATGGTATTAATGTAACACAAAACAAAATTAAGTCATGTAAGAAATGTCTCTTAGTTGAATCTGAAAAAGGTTGTATGCAAGTTTATTCTTATTTTGGAGAAGATGCTTTTGCGTTAGCAGTATGTGGAAGTCATTTAAGTCAAGTACAGATTAATTTGTTATTACAATATTTACAAATCAGCGAAGTAATAATTGGATTTGATAAAGAATATCACGATTTACATTCATATGAAGCAGAACTTTATTATAATAATTTATTAAAAATTATCGCTCCTCTTGTAAATATAGTAAAAGTAACTATGTTAATTGATTCACATAATTTATTAAATTTTAAAGATTCTCCTACAGATCAAGGAAAAGAGATATTATTACAATTATTGGAAGAAAAGATAACTATTACACCCGCAGAAGTACAACGAGTGATGGGAGAATTAACATGAAAGATAAATATTTAGATATACGTCAAGAGCAGAATTATGAATTTGTATTGATAGATGGAAATAAAGAAATTAAAGGTACTAAAATAGCTTCTTCTTTAGTAGAAGCTAGAGTAAGTGTATTGAATGGCGATTACGATACAATTATTGAAGAAAAAATTTTAAACGCTAATACAAAAAAAAAGCGAATAAAAACTATTGTAGTAGTAGATTATTAATTGGAATTATTATTTTCTAAAGTAAGACTTTACAATCGCCAAGAAGATTCAAAATTACCAACATTTTCTTATAGTAAAATAGATGTATATAAGAAGTGTCCTTTTCGATATAAACTGCTTTATATTGAAAATAGAAGAGATATAATGAGAGACACTTTACCCACAGAAATGGGTACTCTATGTCACTATATCTTAGAATCAAAAGGAAAAAGTATATTAAATAATGAAACAATTAATACTGATAATTTATTTAATACGCTAGAACAAGGATATATACCAGAAATTAATTTAAAAGATGGTAGTGTAAAAACTTCTGAAACTGTAAACGGACTAAAAATTCTACGAGAGAAATATGGTGGAGAATATTATTTACCCGATAAAAATGGTTTAACTTATGATAATAAAATTTCTTTATTTAAAGAAGTTATTGTAAGTGAAATGGAAGATGATACATGGAAGCCATTGGCTTTAGAACAAAACTTTGATATCGTATATGATGAACGAATTCATTTACATGGTTTTATTGATCGTATAGATATTAATGTAGAAACCGGTGAATTAAGAGTGCTAGATTATAAAACAAGTAAAACTGTATTTCCACAAACGGATTTACCAACTCCTTTACAACTTGGAATTTATGCTCTTGCATGTTATGCAATCTATAATAAAGTACCAATAAATTATATTTATCGTTTTATTTTAATTAATCAAACGCAATATGGTTTAACGAAAGGTTGGGAAAAAAGATTAGATAAAGCACTCACTAATGTATTAGATAAAATTGAAGAAAGTATGACTACAAATTTTTGGAAAACTTGCCCTACACCTTTATGTCATTGGTGTGAGTATAGTTCAACAAATCCCCAACAAGGTAAATATAGTAGTAATTGTTTAGACCATTCCGAATGGACACCTACAAATACACAACCAATTAAATCTGCGCCTGTAATAAATTCTGACAGAAAATTAATATTTTGGTAAAAAAGTGTTGACTTTATTGTAAAAGTATGTTAAAATAAACTTACAAAAACAAAGAAGAAAACACGTAGCCACTAAGGTAAAGTATCGGTTCGAATCCGATAGTGGCTATCGAAGATCTATAATGATCTTCGTTATTCTACCTCCTTCCTTATATAGTAGGAATTATCGCAGACGGTTTGTATATGTCGGTACAAGTTGGAGCAACACCATCAATTCCTATTCTTACGTAATAGTCAATGCAAGAATTGAATAATATCGCACTAAAAACCGTTTGTTTTGTAATTAACGATAATTTCTTCAAGCAAAATAAAAAGATAGGTTTTTATACCAAATTTATCGTTAATTACCATTTACTACAGACATATTTCTGTTTATATATAATGTTATTATTACGTAAGAATAGAAGTTGTTTTTATATAATCATAAGGAGGAAAAATGGGAGTAATACATTTCTTGGTTCCTGATGACATTAAGTGCAATTATATAGATGCTTGTAGTAAGTATTCTTATTTTAAATGTATGCATTGTCGTAATAATAAAGTAGTTGTAGAACAATATATAGAAAAAAGGAAACGTAAAAAATATAATTATTTTTCAAACATAAAATTATAATAGAATAAAAGGTTGATAGATCCACTAAACTATCGACGGTATAGCATATGCCATTAGACGAGGAAACTCATATGCTAGTTGTACTGGCAACTATAAAACTTTGTACATACTTTACGAAATAGTTGATTTCGCAAAAAAAGTGAAATGCTTTTCATTGGGTGGCAAGCACCTAAATAAACCAGTATCATAGTTAGGTGTCCAATTATTTCAACAGGCAAGATAATCACATGTGATTGGTTATAGGTTCGAACCCTATATTGGACATTAATTTTTTAAAGCGGGGGAGTATTTGAATAAAATACTCCCCCATATTATATAAAGGAGAATTAATATGGGATTTTCAGGAATGCATAATCATTCAGTACATTCTAATTATAGATTACGTGATGCACTTGGGAAAGTGCCAGATATTATAGAACGTGCACATGAATTAAAATATAAAGGAATTGCCTTTACAGAACATGAATGTATCACATCATCACTAGAAGCTAATAAATTTTATTATGCCCATAAAGATTTACCAGAGTGGGAAGGATTTAAAGTTATTCTTGGTAATGAAATTTATTTATGTCCAAGTAGTGTTACATCTGAAAATAAAAAAGAAAACATTTATCCTCATTTTATATTATTAGCTAAGGATGAAATTGGTCATAGACAAATAAGACAACTATCAACTATAGCGTGGTCACATTCTTTTATGGATATTATGATGCGTGTACCAACATATTATACTGATTTAGAAGAGATTATATTGCCAGAACAAGGGCATATAGTTGGATCTAGTGCTTGTCTTGGTTCTAGTATAGCAAGACGAATTTTACAATTACCAGAACATCCAGAATATTATGAATCTTGCCTTGAATGGTGTACTTATATTAATAGTATTTTTGGTCAAGGAAATTTCTTCTTGGAAATGCAACCTAGTAATAATGAAGATCAAATCTATGTAAATAAAATATTATTAAAAATATCACAAGAATTAAATATTCCATTTATTGTGACTACTGATACTCATTATATTAGAAAAGAAGATCAGAAAATACATAAAATATTTTTAAATTCTCAAGATGGAGATCGAGAAGTAGATAGCTTTTATGCAAGTACTTATATGATGTCAGAACAAGAAATTCATGAATATATGGATGAATCATTATCTTACGATATTGTGCGACAAGCTATAGATAATACAGATTTAATTTATGATATGATAACAGAATATAATTTGGAAAAACCCTTACATATTCCATATCTACCTAAAGATTTAACTGAACCAAATCAATTCTCATTAGATAAATGGAAAAAACAGATACCTCTATTTGAATACTTTTTTTATTCTAAAACTAGTAGTGATAGACATATGGCTAGGGAATTACTTAAACATTTAGATGATGATATAGATTATCAAAATGAGCAAGGTTTTAAATCTATTTCAGAATGCCTAGAAGCTATAAAATTATCATCGGAAAAGATGAATGTGCACTGGTCAGCGTATCTAATGCAATTACGTGATTATATTAAGATTGCATGGGATTGTGATACACTAGTTGGAGTTGGAAGAGGATCTGGTGTTGGTTTTTGTTTATTACATATGTTAGATATTACTCAAATTAATCCATTAAAGGAAAATACAAAAACTTTTTATTGGAGATTTATGAATCCTTATCGTACTTCTGTACTTGATATTGATACAGATATCCAATCAAATAGAAGAGATAAAGTAATTGAAGGACTAAAACAAGCTTACGGAGAAGATAGAGTCTCTAAGGTCATGACAATAAGTACAGAGGGTACTCGTAGTGCTATTCTTACTGCCGCTAGGGGTCTTGGTATAGACAATGATGAAGCTCAATATATTGCATCATTAGTAGTTGCAGATAGAGGTCAATCTAGGACTTTAAAACAAATGTATTATGGTGATGAAGAAAATGATTATAAGCCAGTATATGACTTCATTAAAGAAATGAACGATCATCCTGATCTATGGGATGCCGCTCAAAAAATTGAAGGTGTAATAAATGGAGTAGGAAGTCACGCAGGGGGAGTAGTTATTGTAGACGAACCATTTTATAATTCTACTGCTTTAATGAAAACAAGTAGTGGTGATGTTATTACTCAATTTGATTTACATTCATTAGAAGATGTTAGTCTTATTAAAATTGATTTATTATGTATAGAAGCTCTTGATAAAATTAGAGCTGAATTAGATTTATTATTAAAAGATAAAGTAATACAATGGCAAGGTTCTTTAAAAGATACCTATGAAAATTATTTGGGAGTATATAAAATTGAACGTAATAATACAGATATGTGGAATTGCTTATTACAACATAAAGTTTTTTCATTTTTTCAAATGGAAAAAGATTCTGGGTATAAAGCAATATCTATTGGTCAGCCACAAAGCGTAGATGATTTAGCCGCTATTAATACTGTTATGAGACTTATGCCACAAAGTAAAAATGATATTGCGCCTATTGATAAATTTGGTAAATATAAAGCTAATATAGATTTATGGTATGAAGAAATGCATAAAGCTGGATTAACATCAAAAGAGCAAAAATTACTTGAACCTATATTGGTTAGTTCTTATGGAGTATGTCAATCTCAAGAACAAATGATGCAAGTTGTACAAGTGCCCGAATGTGGTGGATTTGATTTAGTTTGGGCAGACAGTCTTAGAAAATCTGTAGCAAAGAAAAATCCAAAAGCTTTTAATAAACTTGAAGAAGAATATTTAACTACAGTAAAAGAAAAAGGACTATCTCAAAATTTATGTAAATATGTATGGTATACACTTATTTATGGTCTTAGAGGATATGGATTTCCTGCCAGTCATGGATTAGCATATAGTATGATAGGATTACAAGAACTTAATTTATATTATCATTACAATCCAATCTATTGGACTTGTGCGAATTTAATCGTAGACTCTGGTTCTAGTGATGAAAATACAGAAAATAAATCTACTAATTATGGTAAAATAGCTATCGCCGTAAATACGATTAAAAAGACGGGAGTTACTATAGCTAATCCATTAATTAATAGTGCTAAATTCGGCTATATACCCGATATTAAGAACAATCGTATTATTGTGGGGTTAAAGGCAATTAATGGCATAGGAGACGATATAGCGCAGTCTTTAATAGTCAATGCGCCTTATACTTCTTTTCAGGACTTTTGTATTCGTATGATTGATACAAAAATTGTGTCCAATTCTCAAATGATTGCTTTAATAAAAGCAGGATGTTTTCTTGAACTTGATAGTGTAGATCGTATGAAGACTATGTCATATTATATTAATACTTATTTATTTTCTAATACAACTAAATTAACTATGTCTCAATTTGCTAAAATCCAAGAATTTAATTTAATACCTTTAAAATTACAAGAAATTGTTAAGATTAATAATTTTAAAGATTATGTATTAAACGAAGATGGATTTATAAAGACAATAATAGAACCAAATAAAAAAATTATTCCTAAATGTGGTTATCATGATAGGTGTTTTTCATTAGATCATAATTCTCAAGCATTCTTTCAAAAACATTTTTCAGAAGAAAGTGTAATTGGAATTGAAAAAGGTTTTTATTTAATTTCTGAAAAGAAATTTTTAAAAGAACTTAATTTAAAATTACAACCCCTAAGAGATTGGTTTGAACAAGAAGAAACTTTAAATTTATATAATCAAGCCATGTTCGATAATATCTTTATGGAAAAAGTTAAAAGTAATAATGTAAATAAATGGTCTATGGATGTGTTAACTTATTATGACAATGATCATGAATTAAAAGACATTAATAATCAAAAATATGATATTATTAATTTTACAGAACAACCAGAAATTCCAGAAATATATGATAGTTATAGCAAATATATTAACGGAGTAAGACATATATTTCCTAAAAAAACAATTCATAGAATTGCTGGAACTGTTATTTCAAGTGATAATAATCATGCACAAATTACTCTTTTAACAGTATACGGTGTAATAAATGTAAAACTTAATAAAGGTCAATATGCTTATTATGGAAAACGTATTTCGAAAACTGATAAATCTACAGGAAAGAAACACGTTATGGATGAAAGTTGGTTTAAGCGTGGTACTTTATTATTGGTGTGTGGATATAGAGAAGAAGCTATTTTTAGAGCATATCGTTATAATGACACAGTATTTACACATACAGTTAATAAAATTATAGAAATTAATAAAAATCATGAACTAATAATAATAAACGAGAGGGGTGATACCGGTGAGTAATCAAATTAATATTTCAGGTACTATTACAAATATTAAATATTATAAAAATAATTTTGGAATTATAGAAGTTGGTATTACTAAAGTATTTTCCGGTCAACCCTATAGTAGTATTGTTACTTTTGCTGGTAGTATGTTTGATGTAAAAGCAGGATGTTCTTACAGAATTAAAGGAAATTTTTCAGATAATGAAAAATATGGAAAACAATATAAAATAATTTCTATATCTGATAATTTCATTTTTAATGAAACTGATATCATAGGACAAAAAAAATTCTTATTAAGTGTTTTTACAGAAGGTCAAGTAGAGTCTTTATATCGTCTTGCTAATCCATTTAAAGCTTTAATGGATAAAGATTTTACAACTTTAGTTACAGCTAAGGGTATAGGATTAGCTACCGCAGAAAATATGATAAATAAATTTTATAATCATTTAGATTGTGCAAAAATTTATGTAGAACTAGAACAATATAATTTAACAGATATCATGGTTGCTAAATTAATGGATACTTATCATTCTGCTGAACTTGTAATTTCAAAAGTTCAAAATAATCCTTATATCTTATGCCAAGAAGTATATGGAGTAGGATGGAAAAAAGCTGATAGAATTGCTTTAGATGGTGGAATCGTTTATAATGATAAACGAAGAATAGAAACTTTTATTAAAATGTATTTGAATAATTGTGGCAATAATGGATATTCTTGGGTTTCTCCGGAAGTCTTATTACAAGATATTATTGAAAATTTAGGAGAAGAAATTACTGACGAAGAAATATCTTCTGTAATACATGACTTAGATGAAAGTAAACAATTGCATATTTCAGAAGATAAAACACAAATAGGATTACAAAAATATTTCGATCTTGAAAATGATTTAGCTAAAGAAATGATACGTATTAGAGATGGTAAAAATGAATTTCAATATGATGATTGGGAAACAGATATTAAAAACCTTGAATTAAAACAAGATTGGGAATTTAATAAAGAACAACATACCGCAATAGAAACTTTAATTAAAAATAATTTGGTTCTTATTACTGGTATGGCTGGTTGCGTAGATTGTGACACAGAATATTTTAATGGAGAGGTCTGGAAGAAAATTTCAGAATATCAAAAAGGAGAGAAAATATTAGTATATAATGATGATGATACGTCTGAACTCGTACTTCCTCTTGAATATATTAAAAATAAAACCAATTCGCTTTTTAAATTCAATAGTATACATCTTAACCAATGTATTAGTTATCATCATAATTTTTTATATAGCAAAGAAGAAGGAGAAAAATTAATATCAACCAATATTCTTTCAATTATAGATAAACAAAACCAAGAAGGAAACTTTAAAGGTTATATTAAAACAGGTTTTTATACAAAAGAAAAAGGAATACCAATAACAGATGATCAATTAATTGCTTTTGTAATAGGGATGTTGAGTACAGACATTAATAATTATACTTTTTTACCAAAACGATATCCTACTTGTTTTTATATTACTATAGGAAATATAGAATTAGCAGAATATTTAAAAGAGACTTTACAACGTATAGATAAAAAATTTATAATGTATAATTACGGTGAAACTCAAAATATGTCTTGCTTCTCCTATAAAAATACTTTAAAACAATATACATTTGGAAATTGGAGTTATAAATGTAATTTACATCAACTAAATGTTATTTGTGACGTAATAATGAGAATGAATGATGTAAAATATATTTCTTCTGAAAAAAAGATTATATCATTTATAAAAACGGTAAAATGCTATTCAAAAATTAATTTGGATTTTATCCAATATGCTTTTTCCGCAACAGGTCATAATGCAACATTTATGTCAGCTGGTATAGGAGATACGGTATTGATATTAGAGGTAAATAATTCTCCTTACATACCATTTAATAGAGACTGTAGTTTAGATAAAAGAGAAATATTACAGGAAATACAAGAAGTATATGCTACAGATGGATATGAATATTGTTTTAGAGTACCTAGTGAAAAATTAATTTTAAGACGCAACCATAAAATTTTTATTACCGGTAATTGTGGTAAAACTTCTACAGTAAATGCTATATTAACTGTATTGGATGGTAATTATCCTTTTGCTCAAACTGCATTATCCGGAAGAGCCGCCGCTAAAATGGCAGAAGTCACAGGAGAAGATGGATGTACTATACACCGGTTGCTTGGATCTGATTCTAATACTTTTGCATATAATTCTAATAATCAATTACCTTATGATATTATTATCGTAGATGAAATTTCAATGATTGACAGTAAACTATTTTTATATTTATTAAGAGCTATAAAAACTGGATCTAAAGTTATTTTACTTGGAGATCACGGACAACTTGAAAGTATAGGTAGTGGAAATGTCGCTTATGATATTTTACACTCTACAGAAATACCTACTGTTATACTTACAGAAATTTATAGACAAGCGTTAAGTTCTGCAATTATTACAGAGAGTAGAAAAATAAGAAATGGGGTTCAAATTATTTCAAAAGATTATTGCGGAATAGAATCTAGGGGAGAAAAAAAGGATTTTATAATAGATTGTTATAATGATAAAACTAATACCTTTTATAAAATTATGCAACATTTTTCTAAAGAATATATTAAATATGATAATCCATTAGATATTCAAATTTTATCTCCTGTAAAAACAAGAGGAGATGCTAGTATATATAAATTGAATATTGCAGTACAACAATTTATACATCCTTTAAATTCAAAAAAAGAACATTTCTTAACCTATTTTGAGGGGGAACCTTATACTATTCAAATTGGAGATAAAGTAATAAATACAAAAAATAATTATAAAACTAATCCTCCAATTTTTAATGGAAATATTGGTATTGTAGAAGATATTATAAAAGAAGATCAGATACAAGAAGATGGAAGTAAAATTCATGTAGACCAAGTTATAATAGACTTTATTGGTATAGGAAGAGTCAAATTAAATAAAGATGCATATAGTGGATTAGTTCTTGGATATGCCATTACTGTACATAAATTTCAAGGATCTAGTGCTAAAGTAGTTATTATTGGTATTGATAGTTCAGCTTTCATGATGCTTTCACGAGAATTATTATACACCGCTATTACTAGAGCAGAAGAAAAATGTATTCTAGTTGCACAAAATAGTGCTTTAAGATATGGTACTTCTAAAGAACAAGTTAATAAAAAACAGACTTATTTACAAGAGTGTTTAACTAATGCAACACGAAAAACATTAGATTGGTAATTTGACAAATTATTAATTATATGATATAATGGTCTTACAACAAACGAAAGGAAAGTTATGGCAAATTATTTAAACAAATATGTAGGCACTTATCGCGTGATTAGCGAATATAGTAAATCAACAAATAATTATCCAAGAGAACTTGATGGATCAATTAGTGATAATGATTTATATATAGTATGTAAATATCATTGTAAAATTTATGCTTTTGGTGGTTCTACATTATGTTTCTATTGTCCGTCTTTAAAACATGGTAGAAATTTATTACATAAATTACAAACTGATAATTTAATTAATTTAATTGAATCTATTGAAGAAACAGATAGTGAAGTAACTTTAAGTTTCTCTGATAAGAATTTCCAAGCGTTATTTAATTATTTTAACCCAAGCAGTTATGGAGCTTCTATAAGACCGCATAGTATTAAAAATTTACCTACAGTAAAATATGAAATACCAGAAGAAGATAAGCAAATTTACAAAAATTTAATTGCTTCAAAAAATATATCACAAATAGAATTGGTTAGACTTTCTAAGGGTTTTATAAAAAGTATTTCAACTAAAAAGAAACCTGAACAATGGTATAATGATAATATGAGATTACAAGGGATCTCTGGAATAAAATATATTCATTCTATGGGACTTTGGTTAAAATTTTTAGACTATATTAAAAAATTGGAGGTCAAGCGTGCATAAGAAGATTTTATATACCACTATAGTTTATATTATGACATTTAATTTATATTTACCTGTTAATGCTCAATCTACAATTTCTGGAAATGATATAAATTATACGGTACAAGAAGATAAAAATGAGAATTTTAAAAATGATATTATATCTTTAAACAGGGGTAACTATACAAAAATTGAATATTTAAAACGTTATAAATTAATTATTAATAAATATAAAGATTTACAAGGAGTACCAAAAACTTTAGAAGAAACGTTTACCCCTTTACAAATAAAATACATGGAAAAATGTATTGAAACGGAAGCCTTTGAATGTAGTTTTGCGTCTAAAGTAAATCATGCTAATGTAATATTTAATAGACTGGATAATCCAAAAATATTTTCTGATAATCCTATAAAAATAATTAAAAAGCCAAATCAGTTTAAATATGGACGTAATATAATTAGTGATGATACTGTACAAGCTTTAGAATATGCATTTTATTTTCCAGATACTACTTATGGTAGTACATTATTTGAATCTGGTGGAGACAATAAATTATCAAAATATGGAGATTCACAATTTACAGATGATTCAAATACAACATATTATGTAATAAAAAAAGATTAAGATACTCATAGAATGAATATATTTTATTATAAAAGGAGAAAAAATGAGAGGATTAATAATATGAATAAGAAATTAATCATTGTTATAGGAAGAACAGGAACGGGTAAATCTACTTTATGTAGAGCTGTAGCAAATGTGAATCATATGAAGATATTAAAATCGTATACCACAAGAAAACCAAGAGCTAATGAGATAGATGAATCTGATCATATTTTTATTTCAGAACAAGAAGTAGAACAATATAAGGATATAATGATAGCTTATACTGAACGTAACGGTTATTGTTCATTTACTACGAAAGATCAACTTTATGAAAATGATATTGTGATATTAAATCCTAGTGGATTTCTTGAAATATATGACAATATTCTTAAATATAATTTACATATTGATTTAATACCAATTTATATTAGTACTCCATTATCTGTTATTAAAGAACGAATTAAAACACGTGGAGATAGTGAAAGTTGGAATGCAAACAAAGAAAAAGAAAACCAAGAATTTACAGATTTCGAAATTAATTATAGAGAACAAGTATACCATATATTAAATGATGATGATATAACAACTGTTGCTATAAAATTTAATAATAGAATACAAAAAGCTTTAACAGATACACATTATAATTTATTCAAAGGAGATGCGTAATGAGTAACAATTATACAACAGTCTATTTGTCTGGACGTACTAAGGACATTGATCCTCAATTAAGTATGAAATGGAGAAAAGACATACAATTTCGATTAGAAGCCACGCATTTTAGATGTTTTATTCCTGATGAACATTATACTTATCAAAATCAAACTCCAACAGGAAAAGAGTGTATGCAATTATTTTTACATCAAGTAGAATTATGTGATATATTTATTGTAAATTTAAACGATACTGATATTTCTGTAGGAACGGGAATGGAAATTTCTTTGGCATATTATTTACATAAACCTATTATTGGATTTGCAGATAATAATTCTTACCTTTGGATTAAAAATATGTGTGATGTGATTGTAAAGAACAAAGAAGAAGCAATTGAATATATATTACAACATTATTCATTTATTTAAAATAAAACAAAGGAGAAATAGTTAATGACAGTAGAACAATGGTTAGGAAAAGATAACATACTTGGTATTGATATTTGGCATAAGAAATATCAATACCAAGATGAAACATTTGAAGAATGGATTAATAGAATATCCGATGGAAATTCAGAAATAAAAGAACTTATTCTTCAAAAAAAATTCTTATTCGGTGGAAGGATTTTATCAAATAGAGGATTAGAAAAATTAGGAAAAAAGATTAGTTTAAGTAATTGCTATGTAATGTCACCTCCTGATGATAATATTGAATCAATATTTGATTGTGCTAAGAAACTTGCTAGAACATATTCCTACGGAGGTGGATGCGGTATCGATATTGGTAAACTTAGACCCAATGGATGTAAAGTAAATAATGCCGCAGATAAAACAACCGGAGCAGTATCATTTATGGATTTATATTCAATGGTTACTGGATTAATAGGACAGTCTGGAAGACGCGGAGCTTTGATGATATCAATACCATGCACTCATCCCGATTTGCTTGAGTTTATTGATGTAAAAACAGATCTAAATAGAGTAACCAAAGCTAATATATCTATAAGAATTACAAATGAATTTATGAAAGCAGTTAAGGATAAAAGACAATTTTTATTATATTTTGATATAGAATCTACTGGTGAACATATAGAAAAAAAAGTAAATGCATATGAAGTATTTCATAAATTATGTGAAAATAACTGGAATTATGCAGAACCCGGTATGTTATTTTGGGATACAATAACTGGATATAACTTATTAAGTAATAATAAAGATTTTGAATATGCAGGTACTAATCCATGCGTAACAGGAGATACTCTTATATTAACAAATAAAGGATATTTTCAAATAAGAGATATAGTAGATAAGCCAACAACCATATGGAACGGATATGAATGGTCGGATGTATACGTAAGAATTACTGGCACTAATCAAAAAATGCTTAAAATAACTTTATCTGATGGATCTGAATTAGACTGTACAAGATATCATAAATTCATTTTATCAGATAACTCTAGAGTAGAAGCAAATAATTTAAATATAGGAGACAAATTAATAAAATGTATCTTCCCTATTATAGAAGGAGAAAATAATAGTTTAGAAAAAATAGCATATACTCAAGGATTTTTTATGGGGGATGGATCTTCTGAAAGTAATAGAAAAAGATTATCAATTAAATTAATCGGAGAAAAAAGAAAAGTAATTGATAGATTAATATATTCAAATAATAACTATTGTCCTTCTTTTGATGGTGATTTTTTAACACTAGAATATAACAAACAAGCCTTTAATAAAGAATTTGTTCCAGACGCCAAATATAATATTAGGACAAGGCTAAATTGGTTAGCTGGCTATATTGATTCAGATGGAACACTACAATCCAAAGATGGAAGTATTAGTATAAGTTCGATTAATAAATCTATTTTGTTAAAAGTAAAATATTTACTTAACACCATAGGATGTAATGGTACAATAAGTATGATGTATCCAGAACAAATTAAAGAAATGCCTAAGAATGATGGAACAGAAAATACAATAGAATGTCTTTGTCAAACATCATATCGTTTATTAATAAGTTGTTATAATATAAAGCGGCTTGTTGATTTAGGACTTAGTTTAACAAGAGTACCCATGATTGCAAATCCTGACAGAGATGCATCCAGATATATATATGTAAAGGACATAAAAGAAATAGAAGATTGTGAAACCGTATATTGTTTTAATGAACCAAAAAATCACTCTGGAATCTTTAATGGAGTTATAACTGCGCAGTGCGCCGAAGAACCCTTACCCGCGGGTGGAAGCTGTTTATTGGGCAGTATTAACCTATCCGCATTTGTAAAAAATGATTCATTTGATTTTGGTGATTTTAGTAATACTGTATCAACAGCTGTAATTGCATTGAATGAAGTACTCGATGAAGGATTACTTTTACATCCCTTACAAGAACAACGTGACACCGTAAGAGATTGGAGACAAATCGGTTTAGGTATTATGGGATTAGCAGATATGTTAATCAAACTTAAATTGACTTATGGATCAAAAGAATCTATTGAATTATGCGATAATATTGGAAAATGTTTAACTAATAAAGCTATTATACAATCTGCATATTTAGCTAAAGTAAACAAAACTACGTATCCAAAATATAATCCTTTAATTGTAGAAACAGAATTTTTTAACACCAATATAACAAATACTGATGATCGTGAATTAGTAAAAAAATATGGGTTAATGAATTCACAATTATTAACTATTGCACCGACTGGTACACTTTCTACAATGCTTGGAATTTCAGGTGGAATAGAACCGATTTATGCAAATTTCTATACACGTAAAACGGAATCACTTCATGGTCATGATGAATATTATAAAGTTTATACTCCAATTGTAGAACGATATATGCAAGATAATAAAATAAAAGACGATAAAGATTTACCTAAATTTTTTATTACTTCTCAAGAATTAGATTTCTATGATAGAATAAAAATGCAAGAAGTATGGCAAAAGCATATTGATGCTTCTATTTCATCCACTATTAATTTATCACATGATGCTACGGTTGAAGAAGTAGAAAAATTATATATATATGCTTGGCAACATAATTTAAAAGGGGTTACAGTATATAGAGATGGTTGTAAACGTAGTGGTATTCTTACAACTACTGAAATTAAATCTGACACATCGTCTACTTCTATACAAAAATCAGAACCAATTCCTCGTGGTATGATTATAAAGGCTGATGATAATTGTATTGGACGTAAACGTACATTACAAACTGGTTGTGGAAGTCTACATGTTGAAGCATTCTTTGATCCTACAACTGGAGAACTACTTGAAACATATTTCAGCAAAGGGAGTTCAGGGGGTTGTGGAAATTTTATGGTAGGTCTATCTCGTATGATTTCTTTATCAGCTAGAGGAGGAGTAGATATATATTCTATTGTTGATCAACTTAATTCTAGTGGTTCATGCCCATCGTACGCTGTAAGAAGTGCTACAAAACATGATACAAGTAAAGGCTCTTGTTGTCCAGTCGCGATTGGTAATGTGTTATTAGAAATGTATGAAGAAGTACATAATGATATATTTGAAGAAGATGAAGAAAACGAAGAAGAACATCTTATAATCACAACATCCCTTAAAATTACTCCTAAACAATTAGATAAAAATAACTGTCCTCAATGCGGAGAATCTTTAATATTCGAGGGTGGATGTATAATTTGTAAAAATTGTGGATGGTCGAAATGTGAATAAGATATATTTAATTCCTATTGTAATAAATAAAAACGCTTTACAAAATTTTGCTGGTCATAGTCAATATGATCAGCAAAAAGATAAAGAAAAAAGATATAATAATAAGGAGATTTTTAATAATGATAGAAATAAATTTTGCAAAAGTTCATCCAGATGCAATTATTCCATCTAAAGATAAAGAAAATGCAGGATATGATATTTATGCTAGATTTGATAATGAACGGATATTAATCTACCCCGGAGATACAATTATGATCCCATGCGGTATAGCGAGTTCGTTCAGTGATGGATATGTAATGATATTAAAAGAACGTGGATCAACTGGTACTAAAGGAATTGGTCAAAGATCTGGTGTAATAGATTCTGGTTATCGTAACGAATGGCTTTGTCCTATTACTAATCATAATCATTTTAAAATACTAGTAATATCTAAATTACCTGAACAAGAATATTATACTAAATATCAAGATATTACTCCAGAAGAAATAATTTTTTATCCATATACAAAAGCGATATGTCAAGCACTATTACTCTCTGTTCCAGATACGGAAGTTACAGAATTATCCTATGAAGAATTACAAAAAATACCCTCAAAAAGACAAGGTGGAAAACTAGGTTCTACAGGAAAATAAGGCTCTAAAAAGTAAAAAAAGGGAAATTACACGTTAATGTAATTTCCCTTTAAATTTATCTTATTTCCATTGAGTTTATCAATGGAATCACCCTTTCTTTTATGAGGTGATCACCATCTTTTGCTAAATAGATTTCTGCCATTGAATTGAAAGTTTCATACTGCTCTTTACTAATATAATTTTGTTCTTTAATTTTATCATAAAAAGAATTTAATAAAAAACCATACAGAACCACTGTATTGGCTTTTTCTTCCTCTCTCATACTATCTATTGTGTGACTGATATCATTTAATGTCTTGTATTGTAATTCATCATGATTTTCTAAACGTCTTATACGATGCTCGATAGCATCTGCATTAGTCTTGATATTAAAACGCTTTTTATAGAAGTCTATGAACGAAATAACGTCCTTAATTAAACTTATTAATATAAATACCCCTATGATAATTTCGATCAAATTTAAGCTCTTAAACCCATCTAAAAAGTCCATTGTATTCTACCTCAATGTTGTTATATTATAATCTATGGGTATAGACTTTTATCTATACCCCGTTAATATTAAGCAGTTACTTTATTTCTTTTTCCAGCTAAAATTTCATCATGACCATTAGTAATATAATGCTGATAATATTTAACCATATCCGCTCCAAATTTAGTTGCTAAATCTGGATTATTCTTTTTATATACAACTGGATTAAAAGTAGAAATAGCTTGTCGAGACTCTTTCATACCATTATTAATAAAATGATTAAATAATGCAGATGATGTACCAAGTACTGATAAATCTGAAAATTTATTAGAATAAAATGTAGGATCAAATACCAAAGAATAGTTTAAACCATTAGACATATAAGAACCCATTGTAATAGTTACGGTTCCAGAAACAGGAGTATCAAATAATTTCTTTTCTGCTATGCGCCTTTTAGTTAATCCCAGAACTTTTACTCCACCATCATGATCATAGTTAAGAATATTAGCAGAAATAGCCGAAATAGGTTTACTTCCTTTTCCCACAAGACTATCAATAGATCCAATATTATATGCAAAATCTACTAAAGCATCTAATTGATTCTGATTAAAATTATATTTTGCATCATATTTATTTACTAATGGAACATATTTTGTATTTACTACTTTAACAAAATCTTTATTTGCTTGATCTTGAGTTATTTTAAGACCAGCCTTTACATTATATCCAATAATACTAGCAACTGCATTAGTCATTCCATATCCAATAGTCCAAATTCCACCACTATCTCTATAAACGTCTAATTCACAACCTTCAAAACTTTTAATCAAATTAATACCATTCTGACTAATTGTCTTACTCATTTTATCTTATCTCCTTATTTAGAAACTGTATTAACTGCTACAGTAGTCTCTTTACTCTTTTTAATAATTTGTTCAATCTTTGCACTTACATAAACAGAAAAATTACCATAAAGTTTAGCAATATATTTTTCTCCGTTTTCACCTATAAGTTGTTTTACTATCTCAATAGCTTTTTCTTTAGCGGCATCCTGAGCGGCTTGATCAAATTTCCCATCTTTTTTAAGAGCATCCACATAAGTTTGAGCCACAGCTCCTACCGCTGTTTCAATTGCTTCAATAATTATTTTAAGATTTGCGTCTTTAATATAAGAGTTGATTGCTACTGCAAAGATACTAAGAATACCAATACCACTACCAGTTATAATTACATACATAATATTTTGAAACATTTTATTTCTCCTTTGTTCATTAATTAGTTGTTGTGTTTATTGTGTCTTTTATAGCTTCTACAGTTTCTTTAACAGAATTTACCACATCTATCATAGAATTATCTGTAGTAATTTTTAAAGTTTCATTTGTATCTTGTGCTTGAGAATGTGTTTCCCAACCACTTTTAACTAAGAAAGATACTAAGAACGTAAATATACTTGCATTAATGCCTATTAATACTACTTGTAAAGCAGTAAAAGCATATTCAGTAATTCCTAAAATTCCACTTTGAGGTACAAGATAAAATATAAAATACGCATCAATAATCATAATAAAAAATAAAACAATATAAGCAATAATTTTACTTGTTTGAGGTCTTTTTATTTTATATTTTTCTTTTAGATCATACATATCTTTTCTTTGTTTTAATTCATTTTCTAATGAAGTTAAATCTGTTTTGAACATAAGTCTCCTTTTATTTTAAATTATATTTAACATAATCTGTTTAATATTTAGATTATCATTACAAATATAACATCTTTCTGTAACTCTAGTGTCTGCATGACCTAACATAATAGATACTAATTTTATATCTTTAGTCTTATTATATAATTCAGAAGCGAACGTTTTTCTAAAGATATGTACTGTGGTTTTTACGTGCACATTAGATTTTTTTCCTATATTTTTTGCTATTGTTTCAATTGTACCTTGTACCATTTCTTTACTATTTATATTATTTTTCTGAGAAATAAAAACATATCCATTTTGTCTATCATTAATATACTTTTTTAATTCTATACAAGCTCTATATGATAATATTCCTTCTCTTTCAGAACTATCACTTTTATATCCATGTATTTTTATTTCTCTTGTAGAAAAATTTATATCTGTAATTTTTAATTTTGTTATTTCTCCAACACGCATACCCGTACTAAGCATTAATTCATATAAAGCTTTTTCTCTATTATTATTGATATTGGTTCTACATAATTCAATTTCTTCTTTTGTAAGTCTATCTTTTTTACAAGATTTTTGATGTACTCTATCTATATCTAATACTATATTTTCTGAAATATGATGTTTTTTAAATGCCCATTGAAAGAATATTAACAAATTACGACAAATAGTGGCAATATAATTTTGAGATAAATGATTATTATTTTTAATTTTAATATACTGTTTAATAGCTAAAAAATCAATTATATTTTGACTAATTACTTCTTTATAATTTAATTTAGTATATTTTAAAAAGCTATTAACTGTATAAATATAACATTTTATTGTTGAAATTTTTATACCTTTAGCCAACATATCTAAACTGAATCTTTTTATAATCCATTCATTCGTTTTTATTTCTGTAGTTATTTCTTTTTTCATAGGAGTAATTTCAAAATCGGTTAATTTTACTATAAGTATTGTTTTTAAAAAATTCTGATGTTCAACATCTAAAAATTTAATTGTCTCTGCTAAAATATCATTAATAATTTGCTCTTTCATTAATTTTCTCCTTAAAGTTTTGTTAAATTAATTATAGCACTTTTAAAAGAAAAAATCAATGAAAGAATAAAAAATTTTATTCCGTTAAATGGTAAATTAATTCTTTACGATAACCACGATTTAAAAATAGAAAAATCGGATCCAGAATATTTTGGACTAGCAAAGCTAATGGAACAGATGTTTCTAATCTTGGAACTACAATTCCAATATTACCCGCGTATTTCCCAAAAGATAATATTATCTCTCCTGCATCCCACATGAATACCGCCGGTGCATGGTATAGCGGTGGAACAGCCCGTATAAATACAAACGGGTCAATGAGTTTTGCATATGGTGGTACGACGCAAATAGTGGAAAACTCTGGATGGTATGGATTTAATTTTAGTTATTCTATTTAACTCTCTATTATACTATCAGCCATTAGCAATATATCTTATACCATATTGTGCAGCATATACAGTGGTATCAGCAGTGTAATGCGCATAAAGAGAAAGAGTACCTTTTGCAAGAGAAATACCAATTACAGTGCCAGTCCAAGTATTAATCGTGTTACCCATTCCACAATTTAATATGTTGTCTACACGAGGAAGATATTTGCTATTATCAAAGGTTAAAACCAAGCCATTGTTTGCTAATCCTGCGGGATAATATCCATCAATGTATATTTCTTTCGTTGCTGAATTATATAATGCACTTGTTATTGTGATATGCGTAGCTGTAATATGTGACGTTATATCTACCCAAGTCAAATTACCATTTATTTGAGTGATTTCATTCCCAATATTGTCTTGTATTACATTATATCCAGACGTCGGAGAAATAATAATTGTTCCTCCATTAGTAATTGCTGTTGTAATTTTATATAAAATACCTCCATAAACTAAAAATTCTCCTATAGCATATGCTTTAGATGCTATTAATGTAGTTTCTATTGTGGCAAAATTATGCATTGTATTAGTTATTCCATCAGAAGCATATATATCATCAGTTATTGCAAAATAAGAAACAGGAGAAAAACCAGTATCTTTTTTTATTAATTTTTTTTGATGCGTAATTGTGGATAAAGTACTCATATATTATTTTCTCCTTAATTTAATTTTTGATTTTCTAATTATATATTATAAAATCATGTTTTTCTAATATAGTCAGTAATATTGTTTTCATTAAGATAAAGATAATCCATATATTAATTTTCCATTGTAAACTAAACTGGAAACTTCTACACCATTATAAAATACTTGCTGTACAGCTGAACCGTTATAGTATAGATTAAAAATTTTATCATATGCGGCAAAGGTAATTCTAGCCAAACCATTGCCTTGCTGAATACTATTAGACATTGATGCAGAATATGTTACACCATTTATTGTTATAGCCGGAACCCCTCCAGTAAAACCAGATCCCCCAGAACCACCTCCATCTTGCCAACCACTACCTCCACCATAAAGACCTCCTCCGCCTCCACCTTCTATTGAATAGTTACTTCCTGCAGAAGTTTTAGTTCCAGATCCCTGACCAAATCCAGCCCACATTGCTCCTTGTGATGTTCCTGCAGAAGTTTGAGATCCACCAGTACCACCATCTCCAGCTGTTTGCCCTGTTAAACCTCCACCATATCCTCCACCATATATTCCATGTCCATCTACACACTTATCTCCACCACCACCTCCAGCAACAATTAATATCTCTGGAATATAAGAAGCAAAGTTGCTTAGTACTCCTCTATTAGTAAGAGTTATAGACGTACATCCACCACCAGAAGCAAGGTATCCTGTTCCACCATTACCATAAGCAATATTACCACCACCATTGTAACCACCAGGTAAATAATTAGCTTGTGCAGAACCAACATGTTTACCAGAACCAGTACCACCTACAGCAATATAGATAGTTTGATTCTTTGTTAACTGTACATACCCAACTGAATAACCACCATATCCACCTTGGTTTAACGAACATCCACCTTGCGCCCCCCATGTTTCAAGTTTATATACTCCTGCAACCGGTGCTGTAAACGATTGTATTCCACCTATATAAGCATAATCGTTGTAAGCCCCAATTATTGGGTTAATTGATGCAATTGACATGAAATATCACCTCTTCTCATATTACTGAAACAAGATATAGAATTTTGTTCGTTGCATCATATGAATTCACTTTGATATTTACATTATTCTTTAATGCAGTGATTTCATTCCCAATATTGTCTTGTATTACATTATATCCAGACGTCGGAGAA